CCCACTTCTCCGACCATGCCGGGTCGAAATTCAACCGGTGAACCTCATCGGCCAGCACCCGCTCCAGGTCTCCGAAGGAGATACCCTGGTCGGCTGCAAGCTTCACCAGGCGCTTGATGCGGACAGCCTGCTTAGCGTTGATCTGGAACTCAGCGATCAGAGCTTCCACATAGTCACCCAGCGGTCGGCCCTCATCGGCAGCACGACCTATCAGTTCGTCAGCCCGAGCGGTGATCTGCGCCATACGCTCACCCCGGGCGATACGCTGGAAGCTCGTCAGATGATCCACCTGGAGCTTCGCATAGGCCACCTGCGACAGGACGTCCTGCTTGGTGGGAGAGTCCATACGGCCTATCGTGAAGCGGGGGATGCCACCGTCAATGTCACGTCCGAACCAGGAGAACACGCTCTTGTTCAGCATGGTCGCCAGGTCAGGGTCGTCAGCCATCTGCTGGTGCAACTCAAACATGCGGTCGGTCATCTTCTTCCCGTCCGGTGGGGCAGGGTCGAAAGCAACCCTCCGTCCCGAAGGGGAAACCGGTGACGCATACTTCACATTGTTCAGGTCGCCTCGACGTCCAGCAGCACGCAACTCGTCGACACCAGAGTAGAAGTCGGTCCACTTCCCGTAGGTGTCGGCTATCTCATAGTCGTACTGTTCCAGCACCCTCGGGTTCAGGTTGGTCATCATGTCCCGCAGGAGAGCGTTCCTCTTACCGTTGTGAGCCGCAATCAAATCCTGCAACCGGGTCAACTTCTCCGAGTTGTACATGCGGACCTTCGGAGCCTGCGACAACTTCGGCACGATCTTGTACCCTTCGATGCCGGTCACCCTATAGCGGTTGAACAAGCCTTCGGGTACGTCGTCTATGTCACCGTCGCCAAGGGCTTTGCCGGTGATGCGCTTGTATTCGTCGAGGTTGACGTCCACGAAGTAGGGGTCGCTGTTGTGCTGGCGAGCCGTGTTCAGGTCGCTCGTCCAGCGGACAATCTCCGGGTCTTCCCGCTGGCGGTACCCGTAGAGGCGCTTGTGGTTGTTGGGTGTGCGGCCAGCCCGACCGATCTGTTCCCCTTGGGTCTCCGAGAACGACTCCCTGAGGGTGTTGTAACGTGCCTCGACGGCAGCCAAACCCTTACGCTTCACCTGGTCGGGGTCCGTGTAGGCGAGGGTACGGAGCGCTGTGTCCACGTCGTCTTCGCCCAGTTTGCGTAGCTGAGCTATCGCCTGATCCCGGTGCCGATGGAACGACACGATGTCGTCGCCGTCCATCAGGTCCACCAGCTTCTTGCCATGCTCCACGTTGGCGAGGGTGCGAGCGTGCGAGTCAATCGAAGCCATCACCGTGACGTAGGCCATCTGTGACCCGAGAGCTTCGACGTCGCCCCCTGTCCTGGCGTCAGCCAGCGCCTGCACCAAGCCTCGACCTTTGCCGGTCATGCCTGAGCCGATGGAGCGCTCAAACTCTTTCACAGCCTCTTCGCCACCGGACTCCCTGAGGTGTTCACGGGTGGAGCGGTAGAAAGCTTCAGCCATCCCCTTGTTGTCGGTCACCCCTTTGGCGACCTCGGTGGCTGTGCGTGTAAACATGCCAGGCTGGAAGATGTTCGGGGGCATGAGCAACAGGTCCACCGACCAGTCCACCAGAGGGTTGGACATGGCCTCGTTGATCCAATCATCAACGGGTGTCACCCGAGCCACCGACCCGCCTTGCTCTTCGTCAACCAGGTCTTGGAGGTTGGAGGCGAACCCCATTCGCATGACCTGCTGGTTGGCTTTCTTCGCCAGAACCACGCCGCTCAACTGCCGCCAGCGTGCCATCTGAGCGGACACGGCCTGGGTGGCTGAGGCACCACGGAAAGCCTCCAGCCCCTGACCCACGATGGTGCCGGGAACCTTGCCGGTGGGGGTCATCAAGGTCGACATCAGCGACTGGGTTTGCAGGCGAGCTATGTCGGCTGCACGGTCGGCTGGGATGAGTGCCCGTTCTGCTGCGTTGGCGAACCGACCAAAGTAGCGGAGTCCCTTCGCCCCACGGAAGAGACCCGCTACAGGATTTGCTATCGTGGCTGCTTTACCAACCAACGTTAGCGCTCTGGCTGTGGCGTATACTTCCCCCACGCCGGTAGCCAAAAGACCCCAGTTGATGATGGGGAACAAGACGTCGTCTATCGGTCCAGTGAGAGCGTCGATGAGGTTCATGGGGTTCCATGGCTCATCGGCAAACTTGCTCCATTTCGCCTTCCAGCCTGAGAACTCACGCTCGATGGCGTCGAAGTCCCACCACAAGTCCAGGTCGACAGCCGCCTTGTAGAGACCCCGAGGGGAGAGCCATTTCTCCACCATGTCACCCACCTGGGCGATGCTCACGGAGCCGGGTTTCTGCCCGGAGAACTCCTGCACCATGTCGTCGTAGGCCATCTCCGAGGCCACATGGCTGTACTCGGGAAGCCACAACGGTGAAGCCTGCTGAGCGGGGGTAAGGTCGAGGTAGCCTTTCTCGACTGCCCGAGTCTTCAAGTCGATCACCGAGTCACGGGACAACTCCTGGGGGGAGCGGGTGCCGGTCACGCCGTAGATGAAGCTGCCGAGGGATTCGGGTTCCGGCTGTGGTGCCTGCTCCAGTTCCTGGGCAAACTGGGTGGGCTGGGCACGGAAGAGGGGAGTCGACTCGGGGTCACGAGCAGGAAGAGCGGACTTCTGCGCTTCGTCCAGGTCGGCCTGGAGGCCGTACATGAGCGAGGAAAGGGCAGCAGGGGTTAGCTGCGTGTAGGACGCCAGGTCGAGTTTGACCTCATCGGGGATAGCTGGGAGCGACCAGGAACTCTCAATGGTGCGAATAGCCTGCAAGTTATGATCTACACTCTTTACGTTGTCAAGCATTTCGGCCCTTGCGAGTCAGATGAGTGCGAATCCGATGACAGTTGGAGCAAACAATGTCGCACTTCTCAATCTCAGCTTCGACAAGCTCTCGACGACGAGTAACCATGCCTGCAACCCTAAAGAGCTTCTCTTCACCAGGACGATGATCGAAGTCCATCACGCAAGCAGGGTATATCTGCCCACAATCAGCGCAGGGAGTCGAAGCCTTCAGGTCATCAAGCCAGGGCCGGTTCCCTATTGTGCGGAGGTACTCCGAGTCTTCTGCCCGCTTCTTCTGGTAGTACCTTCGACCAGCTTCCCGTCGATCTTTCCTAGGCTTTTTCGGGCGAGTCCCCTGATAGCACCAACCGCAGAGTGTCTTGTCGATCTGAGCGGGACGGTTGCAGCCTTCTGTCGTGCATAGCATCAACTACCACCCGTAGGTTGTAGTTGGGGCCAATGAGGGGGGCTGGCTTGAACCAGAGGACTGGGTGCCTGGTCGTCACCACGCAGACAGCCCCCCTCAGCACCGCATCAAGGTATCGAACCCTGCCCGGAGAGGTTTGGAAGCTCTCCTGCGCCCTGCGCCTGCGGCCCATGACCTGGACAATTAAAGTTTCGGGCCTGAAACTTTAATTTGGTGCCCCCTAATCCAAGTTCTCTTTAACTGCCCCGGGAGTGTAGTCGAAGGGGCTGTAGACAGCCCCTTCGCCCTCTGTCAAGTCCTCCACGTCAGTTTCTTGATGGCGTCCCACTCCAGGGAGCTACTGCCCTTCCGCTGGTTGCAGGAGAAACAGGCGGGGCGCAAGTTCTCGACAGAGTTGGACCCACCCTTCGACCTCGGTCGCACATGGTCAAGAGTCATGGTCTCGTCAGTAAGCAGGCAGCCACACATGTAGCACCTGTACCCGTAAAGCTCAATAACTCGGCTGCGGCGAACTTGCTTCTTCAGGTGGACTCTCGCCGTCATCGTCGGAGTATAAGTCGTCCTGCATCTCCTGGGGAAGACCCGGGGCCACACCAGCTACCTGCAACTCAGCATGCAACTCTTGCCAAGCTGCCACCTGATCCGGCTCCACGTCACTTGCTCGTTTAAACACAACACGCTCGCCCTGGTAGGGGGTGAAGTGGGGATGCTGATTGGACCACACCTCAGGCGGTATCCCCTCAGGGAACGCCACGCACTTCTTCGCCCCACTCGGGTCAAGGTATTCGCACAAAGTGCAGAGCGGGGGGAGAAGTTCATCCATAGGTGCCTCCGTAGTCGAAAGGTATAGGGGCGCCTCCGTAGTCGAAAGGTGTAGGGGCGGTCGGGAAATGCTCCGTCTTGTGAAGCATCTCAAACTTCTCAAGGATACCATCAGGCACCAGTGCCATGTCGAACTTCCCGTCCTCGGGGATCATCTCCACCAGATCGAGGACATCCTCCACCATGGACTTGGCCGCTGGGTGCAGCCCATCCGGGTTGACCGTGTACAAGGCGTAGGCGTCAGCGAACATCTCCACGCCGTCTTTCACGGCATAAGCTGAGATGTGGTGACGCACACCAGGTACTCCGCCCAACTCTTGGATGGCACGTTCTACACGACGACGCACGAGGGGGAGAGCGTCCGCACCAGCGGCAGCGTGGATGGTGTGGCCCATCTCGTGGATGACCGTGTGTTCCAGCCAGTCCACCCCAGCCAAACGCATCCTTCTGTGGACGTCAGGGTACAAGCGGCGGCGAATGTCGCTGAGGCGACCCTTCAGTTGCTGGTCGAGGTAGGCCACACGGTCATTGAGATAGATGGCCTTGGCGTTCGTGCGGGTGATGGGAACCGATCCATAGGTGGCCTGGTTGGGCCGAAGGTCTGCCGTTTCATAGGAGACCCCCATAATGCCGTGTTCTAGCTGCGCCAGCGTACGAGGTGGCACCGGACGACCCGAAGGATAAGAACCGCTTAGAAGGCGCTGTACGGTCTCTGCGACCAGGTTGGCCTGAGTGTCGCTAAAATTACGCCCCAACGTCACGCTAACGCCCGCTTTCTGACTGAGAGCGGCGTCCCGGGGCATCACCTCAATGTCTCCAGGGAACACGGTACCCATCGACCTGCGACCAGGTGTCGCCATCGTCCCCTCTTTGAACCCGAAAGCTATGGAAGGTTCCCCGATGTTCGCCCTGCCACGCACCCCCATACCAATGCGGTTCATCAGGTCATGCACCTTCAGAGCGTCGTTGGGATTGGTGGCGTCGATCTTCACCTTCTCGTCGGAGATAGTGATGCGAGCTATGCCATCAGTGAACACAGCCTCGCCCATCTCGATCACCGGCACAGGACCAGTCAAGTCCACGGAGGCTGTGGTAATGGTGCGAGGTGCTCGACCGGTGAGAAGGGTGCCGTTACGACGCACCTTCGGAGGCTCCGGGTAACGGACGATCACCTCGTCGGGGATCATCAGGGCGTTGCCGCTCTCGGCGGTTTCCACCAGCGGCCACACCTCGCTCTTGGTGCGCTTAGGGGCGACATGCCGGTTGCCTTTCGTGGACAGGCCAGCAGCCTCACGGGAAGGGATATAAACCTTCGTCTGGTTGGACGACTCCCCAGCCACATTCTCCCTGGTGCGGATGGTGGTAACCCGACCGGCAGTGTCCGAGTAGGAATGCTCATAGGTGGCCTCAGTGCCCGCAGGCTGATACAGGGCACCGTGGACGTAAGCAGCAGACGACTTGGTACCACGGTGCTGGGAAGCCAGCTTCCACAGGCGATCGGTTTCCACCCAGGGTGTCCCGTTCGGACCCAGGTCCACCACGAGAGCCGTGGCTGGACCCTGCTCCGGGAAACCCATCAGGTCATCGGGGTTCTCGGGCAGCATCTCCCGGTTGAGGGGGTCGAACGGGTCGTCGCCGTAATCCCAGGAGAAAGCCCGACCGTCAGCGAAAGCGGTGCGGTCACCGTCACCAGGGGTGAAGCTGGGGTCACCGTCAGAGGGAGCGTAGGTGCCATCTGAGAAGAGCAACCCTTGGGGGGTGGCGATACTCTCCTGGTCAAACTTCTTCGCCAAAGCCACAGCCTTGGAATAGGAGAGACCTGTGATGAAGAGCGACGGCTCGACTTCGCCACCGTAGATACCCTCGGTTTCCACCACAGTCCCGCCCGACCTCTTCACAGCCTTCCGCAGTTCTGCCTGGCGACGGGAGTTGTCTGCAGCAGACAAATCGCCCTTGTAGGCGGTCATGGCAACCCACGAAGTACGGGTCAGGGGGTTGCGGGCAGGCTCGTGCCAGTCGACATCGTCGAGAGCAGCGACATCCCAGGCTCCCTGGCCTGCGCCACCACGGGCCACGGACACCGGCTGCTCGATGACATCGAAAGCCCAAGGAAGACCCTGAATCTCCGAGCGAAGCTCCTGGGCAGCGGCAGGGTCCACTTCAAACACCATGAAGTTGCCCGCCCGGGTGCCCACATACTGCACCGGGTCACCCATCCAGGTGCGGGTCTCCGTGGAGAGTGGCAACCCATTGTTGTCTTGCTGGGTGGACACCCGCTTGGCGACACGGTCAACGTCTTCAACAACTTGGACACGGCGAGGAACAAACCGGCTGTAAACGGAGCCAGCCTCGACAGGGGCAGGACGAAGATGCCGAAGAGCTTCGTAGACCTCGGGGTCGTCTTTGCCGTAGACGGCCACGCCATCATCAAGAGGCTCGACGAGGATGGGCGACTTGGTTCCTACTGTCCTCATGACGGCAGGGCCGGGAGTGACGTCGAGGTTCTCCGAAGCGTTCGCTGTCCAAGCAACGAAGCTGCCCAACTGTTGTGGGTTGCCTTCGGCGTGTCCGAGGACGGTGCTGTCGACAGTCAGGGCACGCAGCAGGCGCTGAAGGTCCGCAGCATCCCGAGGCCCCGGCTCCTGGTGCCTGAGGCGACGACGAATGGCTTTGATCTGGTCCACGACCTTCTTGGAGCGTTTCTGCTGTTCCGTCCAGACCACCGCTTGCGCTTGATGGGCCTGGTCCACAGCGAAAACGTCCCGAACGGTGCGGTGGGCTGCCTCTATCACCTCATACAGGCGCTGTTCTTTGAGACCAGGGACATTGGTGTAGCGGCTAATCAGTTCCGGGGCACCGATGCGCTCCAACTCGGCACGAGTAGTCGCTATTTCCTCATCGGTGATCTGCTCGCCGGAAACCTCAAACTCGTAGGTGTCTCCCGCTTTGAGGTTGCGTGTAGCGCCAGACGAGATAGGATCACCGACAAGGTAAGACCCGAGAGAGGCACGCCACGAGTGAGCGTCAATGACCGAGGACTCTCGCAACGAAGGGTCGTTCATAAGCGCACCGAACGTGTGGGTCTTCGTGTGACGCAGGATCACCTGCCAGGGCACATCAGAGAAAAGCATCAAAGCCGCAGCGATCTGCTTGTCCCTCATCCCCATGGCCCGAACCTGGCCTCCGGTGCCCATGATGTTGGCGGGGTCAGACCAGAACTCGATGATCTGCTCATCGGTCATCGCCCGCTGGTCTTTGCGCATTGTGTCACGCAGGTCGTGAACCCACCCGCCAGCCTCTATCGCCTCACGGACCACGGCCCTGTACTCAGCCGAATAGGGGTCCAAGTCCTGCGACTTGTAACGAAGGATGAGGTGAATCGAGGCAATCAGATTGTCAGGCGACCATCTGGTTTGAGGGGAGAGAGCCGACATCAGACCAGTGACACGCTGTTGTTTAAACCCTGTCGCTCTGGAAAGAACCTCGGCGGTGCGGTTGGCTCGCTTGTACCAAGTGGAGCCAGCCTGAATGACGTTGCCCGGCATCTGGTCAGCACGCAGATAACCCTGGGCGAGGTTCGCTGCCATGTCAGACTGCAAAGCATCCGGGGCGATCCTGCTGAAACGCTTCTGAAAAGCTTTGATCGAAACCGCCCCAGTGTCCGGGTTGTACAGGCGCTCCGTAGGCAACAGGTCGATGCCAAGCAGCATGCGGGGGGTCCCAGCGAAGTCGTTGGGGTTCTTGCGCTCCAACCACACCAACCGTGTCGAGGACTGCGGGGTGGGTATCCAGTTGGGGCCAACCGTGACCTTGGCTGCTTTCTGCTCCAAAGCCACCACCTCGTCTATCCACGAAGCGGTGTCAAATTCCGACTGTCGAGCTTCCCGCAATGCCTTGCTAGCGGAACTAAAGCTCGTGGCGTTCAGATTGCCCGCAGCGTCAAGCTCGTGGAGGATGCCCTGCTGGATGGCTGCCTCATAACGGGTCATCGCCATCTTCGCTGCCACCAGCGCCTGCTCTTCCGGCGTGAACAACTGACCGTCCTCCGGGTTGACCTGCATGTACAGGTCCGGGTTGGACTCGATCAGTTTCGTGCCGATCAGGCGCAGGTGAGCTTCAGCGACAGGGTTGCGAGTGGAGGTGACCAGTTCCGACAACTCGCCAAAATCGTCGGCTTCCAGGTAGCGCTCAGCCCAGGCTTGTTCGCTGACGAACGCTTTCTGCTCCAGGATTGCAGCCACCCTCCTACGTGTAGGTGCATCATACTGGTCTACTGGAGTGTCCGGCAACTGGTCAGGTAGAGGCCCGAAGCCTTCGGGGGTAGCCATCGACTCGATGCCCCGGAGAGCCGTCTGGGTTTGTGCTGCGTTCAAGCGAGCGGTGCGAGCCTTGGCGAGGTGACCGGCCACCAGGGCACCACCCGCCAAGGGAGTGACCAAGGGCAGCAACGACAGTCCACGCTCCAGAGGGTCGAGACCGCTGTTCGGGTCGAGGCCAGCCCGCACGTCGAAGATGTCACCAACGACGGAGAAGTTGACGAAGTCGTTGAAGACGGTGTCGAGGCCGACAGTGCCAGGCTGGGTGATCGTCTGCGGGGTGAACATCTCAGCCGTCTGGCCGAGACCCGCCATGATCCCTTCGTTCTGGAAGGTGTCGAGAAGCCCGCCACCCTCCTGGACCAAACCTGGTTCCTGCTCTGGCTCTTCCTCTATCGGAAGGTCAGACGGAATGCCTGCGCCAAGCTCTTCCGGGTCCATCAGGACGTGAGCAGTTCAATCAGAATCTTCGCCCACTCCCTGGTCGCCTCGCTCGTGTCAGGTGACTCAGCAAGGTCTGTGAGGACCAGCAGACGGCGCTGGCGGTCGTCCACAGCGGAAGCCATCCCCGAGGTGGGAGCAGGCTGGAGCGGAGTGTTGACGTCGACCCCGGGCAACTCCGTGGGGTGGAGCAGCGCAGACGGAAGCCCAGGAGGGCCACTGGGTGGACGACCAGCTTCGTCGATCCCCGGCAGCCCTTCCGGCTGGCGAGGCATCGGGTCCAAGTCTTGCCCTTCGACGTGCGACTCGTCCATGGGAAGGCTTGACTCCAGGTTCGCTAGGGCGGCCTTCTCGCCATAGGTGCCGGACTCGGGTTTACTGGTGTTCCCGCCCGGTAGCTCCCGCTTCTCAAGGTCAGGGGAGAGCGCCATTAGCCCTCACTCAGAACCTGAGCGCCCAACGTTCCACTATGGGTGCGGATACGGTGACAGTTAGCGCATACCACTTCGCACTTCGCAATCTCAGCCATTAACTTCTCTACCGAACGACCCATCTTCGCCAACCAACTGACGTTGTTGGCCTTCTCCGAACCCGGCAAATGGTCGAACTCAAAGACAGGCATCACAACATCAAGCTCAACACCCGACAGTTCGGCCAACTCCATCGGGGTAATCCCACAATCCGTACACCCCTCCATGCGTATCTCCGCAAGGATGTCTTGGTTTCTCTTCTTGCGCTCTGCGGCCTTCTCATAAATCCGCTCCCGATTAGCTCGTGACCACTGCTTGTCTTGTTCACGAACGGCGGGATTGGCTTTCCTGTGGCAGTTCCTACACAAGCCCCAGTAGCGACGGGGGCGGGCATTGCACTCTGTGCAAGGGTTCATTGCCCCGCCTCACTTAAGACTTGACTTCCAAGCACGCCGCCCGGACCAGCCGGGACGTTCAGGCGGCTGAGCAGGTCGGCCCCCTCAGGGGGTGCTGGGGGCATCGGAGCCGGTCCCGGTGGTGCGCCTGGCGCTCCTGGGGGTCCGGGAGGCGGCGGCGGGAGACCCGGCATCATCGGTGCCCCCAACCCAGTTGGAACTAGCTCTTCTTCCATCGCCTTCTTCGGCTGGACGATGTACTTGTCGTAGAGCTTGAAGAGGTCTTGCCCCTGTTCCCGAGCCTTCGCCATTTGAATCAGAGCCTCTTCGGGGATGGTTCCCTGTTCCAAACCCATCATCAGTTTCGCTTTAGCCATATCGGAGAAGTCCTGCACGTCGATGCGGGAGTTCTCCCGGGCCACATCAGCCAACCCGTCGATGTTCTCCTGCACGAACTCTTTGGAGATGTACTTCTCACCACCGTATTGGAGGTGCAACACAGCGGACTGTTCGACTGTCTTACCCAAACCCAAGCCATAGTCGACACGAACGATGTTGTCGAGGTCAATGTCGGAGCTTGAGTACTCGACCATGAACTCCTGATTGCGGAGAATCCCCGCTGTGCGGCGCTTCCCACCGATGAGTTTCTTATCGACGGTGAAAGCGATACGGGTGGCCCTACTCAACAGTCTCCGCATAATCTTGTGGTAGGTGCGGATGACGGTGTTCATCATCCCCATCGTGGTTTCCACGAACTTCCCTGAAGCCTGCGACTGGTCTACTTCCCCGGGACGGGTGGACGGCCAACGCCCAGCCAAGTGGATACCTTGCGCCAGGTTCTGTAGGTCTTCCTGAATATTGAGGCTGGACACAGCGGGAGGGACACGACCAATAGCACCCTGAGGGCCAAGCTGGATATAAGAGCCGCCGCCATAGGACATCTCCCCGATCAGGTCACGCACCCACACGTCCGAGTACACGGCCTGGTCGGCGTAGTCCAACACCATCCCCATGAGGCGGATGTGGGCTTCCAGCATCCCAATGGCCTGGTCGTACTGCCCTCGGAACTCACCGTCGTAGGTGAGCCGCCCTTCGACCACAACGGGGCAAACCTCAAGGTCGTGGGTCCAGCGGTACAACTCGGTGGCTAGCTGCTCAGCGCCAGCCGTGTCCTCATACTGAAGGGAGGAAGCAGCACCCTTCCAGATGGCACCGATGATGTACTCCCATTCGTCGAAGTATTCGACGATGACAACCATGGTGTTCTCGTCGAGACCCGAGGCGGTCATGTACTCGGGCACCGTGCCGGTACGCTCAAGGTGGTAGTCCCATATCTGACGACGCCACTCTTCCGGCAGCGTCGTGTAGTGGACGGCCCGTGCGAACAAGCAGCGGCGGAGCTTCTGTCCTGGACGGTGACCCGGCTCCGGATAGCACTGTCGGGGGTCACGTCGCTCTATCGAAATGGTTCTCGGCTTCTCGTGGTCGTCGGGGAGGATCGTCCAAGCAGCCAGCCCGTAAGCCCCCAGGTCCATGATCGACTGGGAGATGAGTTGCTCAATGTCGTTGGCCTCCCAGTAGCCTGCACCTATCCGCTCCTGTTCGGCAGCCCCCTCTTTGTCGGTGCCAGTGGGCCTGACCCGGAGAGTGGGAACCATGGACGCCGCTTCACTGGTGTCCTCCAAGGCGACCTGGATGTAGTTGGGCGAGCGAATACCGACGTTCTCTTCGTCGGGGTCGTACACGTCGAAGTCACCTTCAAGGATCGAATCAATGGTGAGGTGGCGCATGTCCCGTTCGGTGAAACGGGTGCGGAACGAAGTGAAGAGACCGGGGAGGCGCTCAATGTCGAAAGGGTCAGGCTTGCGTTTCACGGGCCTGTACCACCAAATCGAGCATTCTGGACTCCAACGTGTTCATGGGACGCCCGTTCTTTAGTTCAAAGGTGCGAAGAGCCACCTCAACATCTGAGGCTTCCTCGGGCATGACAAAGGGGATCAGTTCCCCGTCGTCGTTGATGTAGCCACAGAGGGTCTCCCCGGTACCCAGCCTCTCTGTCTCCTGCTTTAAACGGTCAGCAGACGATGGATTGAGGGGAATACGGTGCTTCATCACTTACCACCCGTGGGATGTCCTCAAGCTGGACAACAGAAGCCGCAGAGCAAGCCTTGAGTGTGGGCGGTCTCGTAGTAATGGTTGTTGGGGGCATGCACCGAGTACCTCGCCCCGCACCCCAAACAGGTCAGGCCGTAGTCGAAGAAAGGCCCGTCGTCGGGTCCGAGCAACTCCCCTATCAGGAGAGTGTTGCTAAGCGGGGGGTGCCCAGATTCGGGGGTCGACATTCATCGGCCTCCGGTCTTCCTCAGGTGGTTGAGCTAGCTCCTGTGGGACACGAGGCACCGTTCCAGGCTGCATGATCGGGCCGACCACATAGCGGCCTCCAGCGGCGATCCCGGGACGCTGCTTGTACATGGGCACCGGCTCCACTTTCCGGTTGGCGAAATCCACGAGGACACGCTTCCGCTTGATCCTGTTGGGGGCACGGAACTTGTCGGAGAACAAGGGAAGATGCGCCCTGTCGAACAGCGATCTGGCTCCAAGCTCAGCCATCCACAAGCTCATCACACGGTCAGAGGTGATGCCCATGGGGAAGCTGATAAACTCGTCGAAGAGGGGCTGGAGGCGCTGGGCGGTGGGGGCGTTCCCCCAAGGGATGCTGTACAAGCCAGCGGTCATCTGCGGCGCTATCGACTCAACCCCGAACTGGGCGTCCCATTTGCCTGTGCGGCCCGTGCCCCTGGTCTCATGGGCGGTGACCCGCACACCACGGGCAGCGAGGTGGCGCACAAGCTCAAAGTCGTACTGGATGATCTGACTCTGCAAAGCGTTCGACTCGACCCGCCACTCGTAGATGTTGTATTCAGCGGACCAGCGGAGCATCAGGTCTTTGATGTCGGGGGCTTTCATGCTCTTCTCGGCGTACTGGTCAACCAGGTAACGCCTGCCCGTGTTCAAGTCGATGCCGATGATGGTGAGACACGAGTACCCAGAGTCTTTGCCTCCACCGGCCAGGTCAACCCCGCCGATCATCCGCCACATCGGGTCGTACTGTCCGAGTACCCGCAACGGGTCTTTCGTCAACTCCAGCATTTCCTCCGTGAAGGAAGCTCCGATCCCGGGGATGTCGATGTTCTGGTAGACCAACTGGAAGTCGGCCATTGTCATCTCAGACCTGTGGATCAGCGCCTGCTCATAGGGGAAATGGTCGGGCCACAACACTTCCTCGTTGGTCTCATCGAGGACACAGGGGAAGCGGACCACCTCATACCCTGGCCTCTTAGCCAGGTGGTAGTAGATGTCACCGCTGGAGACCCGGGTACCAATGAAGACGGCCTGGCCGGTCTTCCCGATACGGGACAGGGCGGTGCGGTCAATCCACTTCAGCATCTTGGCGACCTGGTCGGGGTTCGCCTGGTTCTGTTCGTCCGCTACGTCATCGAACTTGATCTTGTCGGCACGCCGACCGTAAAGGGAACCCGTCCAACCCATGGTGAGAACCGTTGGGTCTTTCTCCGAGGTGACCCGACCGGTGACGAAGATGTGGTCGTCCGACCAGGAACCGGGACGATAGAAAGGGCCGAAGTCCTGTATCAGGTTGTTCGACTCGTAGAGCGCCTCGTCCATGAGGTGAGCTTTGATCGCTCCGAGGATGTCTTCCGCCAGGGGAGCAGCCTTTGACAGGATGATCGTCCGGCTGTTCGGGTCACGGCAAATGTCATAAATGGTGTGCCGAATGGAATAGCGGGTGGTCTTACCGTGGAACGGTGGAACGTTGATGAGCTTCCGCTTGGCAGTGGAAGTGACCACCTCATCGGCTTTGATCTGCCAGTCGGGCACCTCGTGCATCTGCCCGTCACAGTCGGGGCATCCGAGGTGGCCGAAGTAGCGGCGCTCAAACTCAGCAAAGGTGCCGACCCGGGTGTTCTCTTCGATGCGTGGCCCTCGCTGGCTGAGTATCTCCCTAGCACGAGCGACTTTCGCTTCGATGGCTTGGCGCTCTTCCCCCACCTTCTTGGAGAGCCAGGGACGGGAGACACCGAACTCACGGGCGGAATCAACAATGGTCCACTGGTCTTCGACGACTTTGCGGACTGCGGCTGCTACTCGGCGGGGGCGGGACCAGGCGGCGTAAGCGGGGTTGGTGGGGTCAGCCATTCGCTAACCGCCCCAGGAACGTCGTCAGTCAGGCGATACCAGCAGCACAGGGATGCCAGCACGATTCGCTTCGAACACACAACCCTTGGTGCCTAAGGATTGTTCCAAATCTTCGGCTACAGCCAGCACAAGCGAAGGTTTGTTCCACCCTACATGGCAGGCGCACTCACCCCGGGCCATTCTCATGTTCCGTATTTGACCAGCAGCCTTGCCTTGCTTCTCCCAATCTCCCGGGGTCACCGGCAGAACATGGACTGTGAACGAGTAATTCTCAAAGAACCGGCCAGCCGAGCCGTCGACACCCCTGGCTGCACCGTGAACCACCTCGTAGTCGGAGCCGATTAGCCTGTCTACGGCCCTCATCCACTTCCCCCACTGTCTGTCAGCGGGGTTTAGGTCTCGACTCCCGGTGACCAAGAGGCGCTTCATCGTCCTTGGGCCTTTCGTTCGCAATAGTTGGCTGCGGCGTTTAAACCTTCCGCTCTGGCGAGCTTGGCGTGTTCGGCCCAGCGTTCCATGACAGCCCGCCTCGTTTCGGTTAGAGACTGGTAGTTCTCCGTCCGAGGCTTCATAAACCCTGCCTGCTCATAAAGCTGCTCCAACAACAAACGAGTGTGAAGTTCCTTCTGTTCCAGCACCTTACAGCTCTGCTCGATGGCGCTTATGACCGCTTCGTCACTCATCGCTTCCTCCAAGCGTTCATCCGTCTTCCTCTAAGCGCTCGCCCAATTCAGCGATCCGCACAGCGAGCCTGTGCGCCACATCGGTTGCATAAAACCCTTTCAGATCAGATCTATAAGAAATCAACTCGTGGTACCTGGCCGACAGTGCGCCACGGATGAGCCGCTTGTCACTCTCGGTTAGGGTGAGCCAGGGGTTGCTCAGTGTCCCTATCACGGTAGGGTCCTTGAAATGTTGCTGGTCGGGACCGTGACCGAAAGAACCGCATAGGAGGTGTCACCCTCCCATTTGATGTCCTCGACAAACAGCACGACGTCTTCCACCAACCAGACGTATTCGCCTATCACAAAGAGGGACTGGTCGGACACCTGACCGGCTGCTTCCATCAGACCGGCGACCAGTTCATCGACGGCATCCAACGGGAGGTGGAAGTTGCGCCCCCCGTCTGTGGTCAGGGTGACCCGCTGGTTCACCCGATCCGGGGTGATCGTCAGGAAATCAAGGTTCGATATCCGTTCAGCCATATCAGCCTCCCATCTCGTCGTAACTCGGATGCCGATGCCCCCAAATGGACTCATCCGGCGACCCTCGGCGTTCGATCTTGCGAACGGCCACTTCGAGCCTGTAGATCAGGTCTTTCGCCTCATCCACCGAAATGTTGACGCTGAGACTGAAATTCTCGTGGTGCTCGTCGTACAGCAGCACCCCAACAACGTCACGCTCCCGTGACGGAGCCGCTGTTATCTCTACTGCCACCTCTCAACTCCTTTCGTTTAAACCCACCGGGGCGGGTTCCAAGCGGTAGTTCCGCTAGAGAACTTCCCCCCGCCCCTGCGGGTGACGCTGTAGGCACGTTCTTTCTGCCTGTTACGGCTTAGTCAGTGCGTACCCCCACACCTTAGACGAGTCAACCCTTGCATGCAAGTCGACTGGTCGGCTAGCTTGGTCAAGCCCTCTGAGGACACTTCTCGGGGGGTATGTGTGGAAGCCTCGCTCAGGCTGGCCCGCAAGGGTGCCCGAGGTGGTTTTCCCTCCTTCCCCCCTCGGGGGGCGGGGCTTCCACCATCGAACACGACAGCAGGAAGAGACAGTGACCACAAGACGACGGAGAGGCCAGGTCGGCCCATCACAACGAGAGATCGACACTCTCCGTTCAATGGGATGGGAGGCGGAAATCCCGCCCACCCTCGGAGCGGCCACTCAACTCATCGGCCTACTCCGCAACGACCCGAGCCGGATCGAAGCTTGGGCGAAGCTCGTTGGAGCAGACACCCGACCATTGGAGCAGAAACCACTAGTCCGCTCGTCCCGACCTGTTAGGAAGCCAGCAGCGCCAGGGTGGGAGACAACCCAGGCACAGCGGAACTACATACGAGGTCTTGGCTGGGCTGGGGAAATACCCATCGCCAGGCGAGAAGCCTCCAGGCTCATCGACCAGCTTCAACGAACCAACAAAGATTCGTGGGCTGGGCGGAGCGTAACCAACACCGACAGCCGTCCGAGTGTCAACTCCACTGTTGACGAGCAGCTACAAGAATTGAAGCGTCGAGTCCAGAAGGTTCTACCTTCCTAACCGGGTTTCGTCTAGCCCTGGCAGCCCCTACCAGGCACAGTCGAAAGATACCCCCCCGGCCCTAGGGTCGTTCTTTGCGTCCAGCAAGGCGGCGAAGCCGCACTAGTTCTTAGTTTGCTGACACGTCGGGGGTGGGACACCCCCTCCACATGTAGTCAACCACTGACAAACACCAAGAAACAGGTGGCTAAAGGGGGCGAAGCCCCCACCAAGCCCCAAGTTGACCTGGCCCAAGCCAACAAACAGCTACTAAACAGGCTACTAGCACCCCTAACAGACACTGGACTGTCCGGTACTTGTGACAGTGACCTTCCCCACACTGCTGCTGGGGAAATAAATGGACCCCGGTCAGCCTTTCGGCTGTTGGTGTTGATTTCTGCTCCTGACCTGGGTGTTTGTGCGCTGTGTTGTTGGTTGGACCGTTGCACTCGCAGGACGGGCTGGTCACGTGCTCGTTGTGGGTGCAGATCACACTCATTTGAGCTATCGAACACTGTTCGAGTGAGCTATATAACGCTGTAAGGCTGTTGGCTGCATCACCACCGCATGGTGCCTGGTGCATCACCTCTGTTAGTGGCGCTGTCTTTGACATCTACCTGCGTGCTGCCCCTCCTTCGGGTGCCAGCCTTAGTTTGAGTGGGCGCTCAATTTCGCTCCACCCACTGGGGGCGGGGGGTTAAGCGCCAGGCTTATCGGGCAGTTCGGCCCGTTCCCCTGTTGGTTGCACTGTGCAACCTTCTCGAGAACGGCCAGAACTGGGGTTTACTGGTGAACTTGACGTTTGTCGTACTGGTCGACTAGAGTCCGGCTTGCCGGTACTCGATCAGCCCTCGGGCCAAGGTCACCACCGGCCTCGGGAGTGGCTCCTGCCCTCAGAACCTGGCCTTGACCCCGGAGGGGGTTGATCGGCTCTCCAGCCGATCGCCAGGGGAAAGCTGAAGGTGCGCAGCACCGGAAGGACCACCCCGACCACCTCGGGAGCGGGCGACCGTGGAGAGACAACCACGGCCAGGTCACGCAGGGGTGAGTGAGAACCTCTTTTTCTTCCTTCGGCTCGCTAGGACAACCTGGCGGGCCATTAAGGGGATCGGGCTATAGCTACCAGGAACCTAGGCAAGCCTGGATGCTCTGATCCCCTCAATGACCGGTGAACGTCACCGGCTGATAGGAGGAAGACAAATGAGCTACTTCCAAGATTCAAACAACCCCTGGTTCACCGCATGGTTGAACCGGGAGATTGGTCATTTCACTGGTGCAAGCTTTGCTGTTGGCACTGAGGTTTCGGTTCGCCGTTACCCCGCTGATGAGCGTTACTACGAAGTGATGCTGCCCGACAGCAACGTTCTGACCATTGACCATTTCGACGTGACGATCTGATAGGAGGAAGCATGAACTACGAGGAAGCACTTCACGACGCTGGTCTTTGCGCCGAGATAGTGCCTTACTTCGATGAGGACTTCGGCCCTTCGGGTGGTCGTTGCGAGCGAGCAATCGTCAGCAAGGACGAGCCGATGTGCCTAGGCCACCTCGACCAGTTCAAAGAGTGGCAAGCAATGAGCCAGGTTGAGAAGGCTCAATGGGAGCATGAGGTCGACCGCTGGTGAGCTTGATGGGAGCGCCTTACGGGGCATTCCCACCAGCCCACTGTGGACTGGAGAAGGAGAAGTCATGTACGAGTTTGACACTTCGGAACTTGGCGAACGAGTCGCCATCCTGTTTCTGATCGACCTATTCGGGGGTGTTGGACGATGAGTATGAACCAACATCGAGCAATTTGTCGGTGGTGCAGGCGATCCATCATTTTCGTCAGAATGGAAGGATGGGTCGACCCTGAGGCTACGGGTGATGACGGCATATGGCGTGAAACGTGCGATATGCACGACACGCTCGTAGCTGATCATCAGCCGGTGCCGGAGTTTGGAGTTGGCATGTCGATGTGGAAAACGGCAATAAACGAGCCGGACAGAGTGGGACGGATCATGTTCATTATGCGAACTTGTTACCCGATATGAGGGTAGCCATGTTCACCATTGATGGCCCATTGGAGAGCGCTGTTGAGCGTGTCGACATTTATCTGCCACGCAACTATCGAGTGGTGTCGGCGGGTGAAGCCGGTGACACACGAGGCAGTGTCTTCGTCTACATCGAAGGCGAAGACACTGCTGGTTGGACCTTGGATGGCTATGTCTTTCCCCTCTTGGCGACACGGGGCATGTTCGGCTACGAAGTCAACGATCAGACGCCTGAAGGCTGATGTAAGTGACCTAATGGGAGTGCATTTCAGTGCATTCCCACCAGGCCATCCCTTGGACCTGGAGAAGGAGGATAGGAAATGAAATTGCACGACTCAATCACCGTCAAAGGTGTGTCGGTGACATTGGAGTCCGATGCATACACCACACCCGATGGTTTCCATCACGAATATGGCGTGTGGCGAGTTACAGCCCGAGACATCGAAACGAGCAAGCCGTGGCGTGGTCGATCCTACAAGGGTCGGGCTAAGACCTTCAAAGGCGAGACCGCTTGGATGCGTGGCGAGAACCTGTTCGACGCCATTGTTAGTGAACTTCGATTCTCGTGACCTAATGGGAGCGCAGCGTGCTGCGTTTCCACCAGGCCATTGGAGCTTGGAGAAGGAGGATAGGAAATGCCGAAGTCAACCCAACGATCTGACGCCTGAAGGCTGATGAGAGCGCCCTACGGGGCGTTCTCACCAGTGCAATTAGGCATTGGGGAAAACAGGAGGAAGAGTCATGGCATACGGAGAGACCAACGTTCCAATGTCCTGGTATGAGGACGGGCCAACCGTCGACAACGGCGGGCTGGCACCGTTCCCCACCAGTGACCTAGACGACGAGCTTGGCTACGACGCCAACCACAACGACCCCTCGCAGTACTGCCGTCATGGGAGCTTCATCGGCTCCTGGGCGGGACCGGACTATTTGTGCCAGGCGTGCGAAATGGGTTATGACCGACAGATCACGGTCACCTCGTGGGAGGCAACCTTCCCTGAGCCGAACTTCGGTTACCCCGTTCATATTGCCTACTTCCGCACGAAGGCGGAAGCGGACAAGTGGCTGGCACACTTGCGTTCGGTCGAGGCCGAGCATGGTGTGTTCTGGCCTGGTGCGACCATTGAGAAGCGCACCGAGAAGGTGTGGTGTGAGTGACCTGATGGGAGTGTGCCGTTTAAACACGGTGCATTCCCACCAGTGCATTCAGTACTGGAGAAGGAGGCAGAGAATGTATGACTTAGTCAGTGGCATCATGGCCTACGAAACTGGCGAGGCCGATGACCAGGCGATTCTGGAGTTGTTCAGTCACTTGATTGGGACTGGTATGGCCTGGAGTCTGCAAGGTTCGTATGGTCGAACCGCTCAAGCTCTCATTGATGCGGGACTCATCGCCCCAAACGGTGACATCGCAGAGGATTGGCTGGCGATCAACGCCAGCCACGAGGATGAGCTATGAGCGCCACTAGGCCCGTAACCCGGGAGCAGTGGCTCATCAAAGCCGGGAAGCTGCTGGAGGGCTTCCTGGAGGGCGCAGGAGTCAAGTTGCTTAGTCCCTGGACGGTTAGCGTGGGTTGGCCGTCCAAGGGAGCAACGTCGGCCCGTCAGCGTCGGATCGGTGAGTGCTGGCACCCCGCAGGGGAACGCAAAGACAGTCATTTGTTCGTCAGTCCAGTACTGAGTGACCCGGTCGAGGTGCTGGCAACCCTCGCTCACGAGCTTGTGCATGTTGCTCATCCCACGGATGGACACAAGGCGGGGTTCACGAAGAGCGTCAGGGCGATCGGCCTAGTTGGCAAACCAAGCGCCACGGTCGCAGGTGATGACTTCAAGAAGGCTATTCAGCCGTTATTGAAGCGCCTCGGTGAGTATCCGCACACAGCAATCAAAACCGGCTCAAGTAGCAGTGGACCCAAGCAGGGCACCCGGCTGCTGAAGGCTATGTGCGTTGAGTGTGGGTACACGGTGCGAGTCACGCAGAAATGGTTGGACACCGGCTACCCGATATGCCCGCAGGACAACATAGAAATGATCGATGGGTGACTTGAGCAGAGCGCATCAAGGTGCGCTCTGTCCAAGCCATTCGGACTTGGAGAAGGAGGAATCATGGATATTCGCTGCCCACAGTGTGGCGAACCCTGGGAGATGGACTCGCTGCACGAGGTCGATGACGTGCCGTTTAAACAAGCGCAGCGGCTCTTCGCAGCCGAGGGCTGCCATGTCTTCGGTGAGAACCACAGCGTGAACGAGAACAAGGCGGCAGCCGCAGTAAGTGCGGCAATGTTTGAGCTACTCGGTGACGACATTGACGGCATCGCCGCAATGACCGAGGACTTCGACTACTTGTTTGAGTGAAAGGTTGGCTCACCTCGACTACGAGGTGGGCCATTGAGGGGCAGGGTTTAGTGCCAAGTGTCCGGTTTATCCGGTAAGGCTTTGGACCTACCTATAGGCTGCCCCTCAATGACCGGTCCAAACCAGGACCGGCTGACCACAAGGAGGAAGACAGGAACGCCGAGGGGCTGGTGAAGGGCTTACACTCGTCCAGCCCCAAGGCGCACGACCATGACCTCAGAAGACCGTAGTAGAAC